GACGCGGATTTTTCAGCAGCGAGCGGGCAGGCGATGAAGTACAGGCTGCAGCCTATGACTAACCTGGCGGGGAAAATAAACAGGAGACTTACAAAGAGCATAAAGCAGCTGTATAAACTCATATGCTCAAACCCGGCCGGAGACCTGGAAGCTGACGACTGGCAGCGCATCGATATTAAATACACACTCAATCTTCCGGCAAACTTACTCGACGAGGCACAGACGGCGGGCGCGATGACCGGTATTACGAGTAAGAGAACGGCGCTGCAAGTGCTGAGTATTGTTCCGGATGTTGACGCGGAATTAGAGCAGATCGAGAAAGAGAATGACATCACGGCGTACATGACCGACTACGAGACGGACCGCAGCGGCGGATCCGTCGAAGGCGGTGATGAATAATGGCTGATACATACTGGACACTGAGGCAGGAAGCGCTTTTAAAGGCGCTGGAAAAAGACGAAGAGAAGATTAAGAAGAGGCTCGCGGCGCTCTATATTCAGGACGCCCGGGCCCTCGAAAAAGAGATCGCGCTCTATTATGCAAAGTACGGAGAGAACGGGGTCATTGAGTTCCGGCGCCTGTTAGAGGCGGCTGACCCGGTACAACGCGAACAGATATGGCGGGCCTGGGAAAGCTTCGCGGCGGCGCATCCGGAATACGCGCATCTCACACCGCAGCGCGAGAATATATACAAGCTGAACCGCCTGGAAGCGGAACAGGAGAGCATACGGCTCCATGCGATGGAGAGCGCGGCGCGAGACGAACAGATAATCACGGATCACTTGTCGAAAGTCTCAGAGCGAACCCGCATCGGTACGAACATACGGGGCGGCGGCTTTCATAAAGGACTCGCAGAAATAGCGAGCCGTCCGGGCAGAGTTACGGCGGCCGACATCGGATATTATGTCGTTAACTTAGATATTCGTGGCCTGCTGATAAACGACAGGGAAAAGCTGGCGAAATACCTGCAGACAGATTTTGCACAGGGGATAGCGCGCGGTGACTCATACCAGCGGATGGCGAAAGCGATGTCTGAACGCCTTGAAAAAGTGAGCCGTAACCAGGCATACGGGATCATATACACCGAGGGCACACACGTTCACGCCGAGGCGACGAAAGAGGCGATAAAAGAGGATTTTCAAGAGTACACATTTTCAACATACGGTGACAACAGAGTTTGTAAAGTATGCAGCGCGCTGGAAGACCACGGCCCGTTCAAATTATCAGAGGCACAGGCCGGCGTGAACTTCCCGCCGATGCATCCCTATTGCAGATGCCGCATAGAGCCGTATGTCTCCGACTGGGATAAATGGATGGATGACTATGTCGAGAGACACAGCGCGACAAAAGAAGAAGCGGAGAAAATGGCGGGAGATTTTAAAGAATGAGAAAGATAGTGCTGATAACAACGAACAACTGCCCGCGCTGCGGGTACATTAAAAAGACGGTGTTCGATGCCGTAAAAGACGCCTGCCCGGGGCAGTGCTTCACGATCAACGGAAGCGCCGCGCCGGCATTCGTGAAAAGGTATAACATCAAAGGCGCGCCCTCCATTCTGTTTTTACAGGATGAGGAAAAAGCAGGTCTTGCGTATAAGACATTCGACGCAGAGAGCATCATCCGATGGTTACAAGGCGGGAAATATTATGATTAAAGTTAAGATATACGATAACGCGATAACGATAGACGGGCACGCAAAGAGAGACGGAAACGGAGACGCGGCCTGTTGTGCTGCTGTCTCGGCGGCGGTTCAGACGGCGGCGGCGTTTCTGCTGCGCGCCGGTTACGAGGAGGAAAACATTTTTTCCCCGTACGAGAACCACGGCGGGCACTTCACAATGTTTACCGGACAGATACAGGACAAAGACCGGGCGATTGTCACAGCACTCACAGATATACTGATGGCGCAGGCATACGCCTGGCCGGGAGAAATAGAGATAGAGAGAGTAGAAAACGAAGAAAATTGACACCGGCGACGGTGTTTATTTTGTGCCCAGACGTGGATGGCGTAAAAAGCTACGGTCACGGCCCAGACGTGCAAGGCCTTAAAAGGTACGGTCACACAAACGCGCCGACGGGCGGAAAACGGGGGAAAGGAAAGAAAATGAAAAAGAGAAGAGTAAAGGAACTGCTGAAAGATCCGAAATTCACATATGCGGCATTCGTCTTCGACGATGGAGACGGCGGAGACGCGGACGGAGAAAACGGAGAGGATGCCGGCGACGGAGACGAGGCCCAGAACGGAGACGACAGCGAAAGAAAGTACACGCAGGCGGAAGTGAACAAGATGATCGCGGACAGGCTTAAAAGAGAGAAAGCGAAGTCAAAACAGCATGAGGATGAGGCCGCGAAGCTGGCACGCATGTCCGAGAGCCAGAAACAGGCGAAAGCGCTGAAAGACCTGCAGGACCGTCTCGATGCCATGGAGGCGAAAGAGGCCCGTGGAAAGATGGCAGCGACGGCAAGGCGCATGCTCCAGGATGAAGGCATCATGGTCGACGATGTCATCATTGACGCGCTTGTGAAAGGAACTGCGGAGGATACGGATGCGGCCGTTCAGGCCTTTATGAAGAGCTACAAGGCGGCAATCAAAAAAGAGGCGAAAGAGACCTTTAAAAAAGCAGCGCCTAAGACGGGCGGAGACGGAACGCTCACAAGGGCGGACATCCTGAAAATTGCAGACCGTACAGAACGCCAGAAAGCGATCAAGGCGCATCCGGAGCTTTTCAGATAATTTTCAGACAATTTTTTTATTTTTTTCAATTTGTAACACAATTACACAGCAGCAAAAAAATATATTAAAAAATGAGGTATATAAAAATGAACAAATATGCAGCTTTTATTTTTGATAACGACACAATCACAACCGCAGACATCGCGCCGGAGATCTCCGTTGATATGGCATACGGCCTCAAGGACTCCGTCAGGAAACTGCGCGAAGCTCTCGGCGTAACGACCATGCGCAAGATGGAAAAGGGCGCCACGATCAAGGTATACAAAACGACCAAGGTCAACACGCCTGAACAGGTCGGAGAAGGCGAGATCGTCCCCCTGACTAAGTTCCGCAGGGCGCTTGCTCAGACGGTCGAGCTCGTTCTGAAAAAGTACAGAAAGAGCACTTCCGGCGAAGCGATCCAGGCAGACGGCTTCAATGTCTCTGTAAACGAAACCGATACAAAGCTTATCGCGGAGATCGGCAAGGAGATCAAGCAGGGCTTCTTCGCGCTGATCAATGCAGGGACCGGAACGGCAACAGCCGGCGCAACGCTCCAGGCGGCATGCGCTAACCTCTGGGCGGCCATCCAGGCAGGCTTCGAGGATGTCGAGGTAGAGGGACAGACAGTATTTTTCGTGAACCCTCTTGATGCGGCCGCTTACCTTGGAACGGCACAGATCACAGTACAGGAAGCTTTTGGTCTCCAGTACGTCAAGAATTTCCTCGGCATGGGCACGCTGATTATCTCTAAGGAGATCGCGCAGGGCGCTCCCGTTGCGACAGTATCCGACAACCTGAAGGGCGCTTACATCGCGGCCGACGGCGAGCTGTCCGTCTTCGGGTACAGCTTTGACGACACTGGCCTTATCGGTGTAAACCACAGCGTCGCGAATGACCGTGTATCCATCGATACAAACGCAATTTCCGGCGTGAAGTTTTACGCTGAGGACCTGGCGCTCGTCTTCAAGGGATCCATTGCCTAAGAGACCGGCAGACAGTAACGAACTAACAGCGGGGCGGCAGAAAAGCCGCTCCGTTTCTTATGATTGAAAGGACGGGCGGAAGAATGAAAATAACAGAGAGAGTTCTGCTGAGGCTGGAAAAGGAAAACCCGGACCCGGTCAAGATTGAAGAACTTGTGAAAATTATAACGGACCGCCTGTGTTTGCGGCTGAATGAAGAAACGCTCCCGCGTGAGTTTGAAGCAATCGCATCTGATGCGACGGTGAAGCTGTTCCGGCGTGTGATGTTCGAAGGAATATCCAGCGAAGGAACGGACGGTATAACAACGGCGTTTGTCTCCGATGTTCTCGCAGAATATGACGCAGAGATCGCGGCCTACAAAGAGAGAAAAGAAAAGAGAGACGGCGACAGGACCATCTTTTTCCTGTAAGGCGGTGATGTTATGCAGTGGTACGAAATGGAACTCTTAAAGGAAAACAGCACTGCCGACGCCCTGAACGACATTCTCGGGGACGGCTCCTATACACTGATCGGGCGGACAATTGCCCGCGTTTCTCCATGGACCGTAGAGGAGATTGGAGCGCTCGGGCGTGAGGTCACGCAGACAACAGTGCGGATGATAATGCCGGCGCACGCAATGGAGGACCTGCGGAAGTCAACGCATGTTCGCTTTGTTTCTCACAGGGACTACGCCGGGGCGATGAAGCTGCAGCCGCCTTACAGGGACGGCGGGCCGCGCTGGGTAACAGTACAGGCGAGGGCGGTGAGGACATGAACATTCAGATAACAGTGGACGGCGCGGAGAACATAAACAAAGTTCTGAACGGCCTGCAAGCTGTCCGCCTGGATGCCATAAAGGCGAAACAGGTCACGCAGATAAGCAACAGGGCCGCGGCCGCTCTCGGAACGCCGGGAGCGACGCCGAGAAAAACCGGCGAACTGAGGATCAGCGCGCATGCTGATTTTTCAGATTTTACATTCGGCTACGCGAAAGAATACGCGCCGCATGTTGAGTATGGACACCGAACCAGGAACGGCGGTCTCGTCGCGGGACAGTTCTATCTGCGGACAAACAAGGAAACGCAGGCGCCGATATTTGAACAGGATGTGAAGAACGAAATAGAAAGGATACTGGGATAGAAGGATGTTACGGAGAATGAATATAACGGACTTGATGCGGGCCGTACAAACTCAGATCAAGGACGGCACAGGCCTTCCGTGCTACGACTCAGTTCCGGCAAATGCCGAGAGCCCGTTTTATTACATGAGCTACGCAGGCTCACAGCCGGCGGATACAAAGACCATGTTTGTTGACCGTCACACCGTTGACATACATGTTATAGCGGATGTTTCCCCTTCGAGCGTTCCGGTGTTCAGATACATCCAGGCGCTGGAACAGGCAATGACGGAGGATATAACGATTCCCCGCGAATACAAGCTTGTGAGACAGTCAAGCGGCGGCGTGAGGACGATACAGGACGACGAGAGCGGCGAAAAACACGCGGTGATGTCGTTCACATTTTTAATCAGTTATGGTTACAAAACAAAGATATAAGAGAGGAAAAAGAAGATGAATAAATACGAGTACAGGACATTCATTTTTGATGATCCGGTTGCGCCCGTCGGTTTCGATGACGGAGCTTACTGCGATTTTGACACGGCCGCGGACATCGTGGCGGGCAAAGACATCCTCCTGGGTGTCTGGAACGCAGACGGCACGAAGCTTCTGGCGATTTCCGGACAGCAGGGGTTGACGATCAACCGCAGCGCGGAAACAATCGAGGTCAATTCGAAGTCCGAAAATGGCTGGAAGAATAGTCTCGCAGGGCTCCGCGAATGGTCAATCGATAACGACGGCATCTGGGTCGCATCCGATGACGCTCACAAGGCGCTCGCAACGGCGTTCAAAAACGGGGATCCGGTATGCGTCAAGGTCTACAACGGGCAGACCAAGACCGGCCTTTTCGGCGGTCTCGCGATCGTGACGGACTACCCGATCGAAGCGCCTTATGATGATGCCGTAACTTACAGCATCACGCTTCAGGGCAAAGGCGCCCTTGTTGATTTTTCCATCGATCCGCCTGAAACGGACACAATGCCGGAATAATAACGAACCACGACAGCGGGGGAGAGCATATGAAGCTTTCCCCGCTTTTTTTATAAAAGGAAGGAATAACACATGTTCACAATCAACGGGAAAGAATACAGACTGCATTATACTGAGGGCCGCCTGGAAATGATAGAAAACAGGCTCGGTAAGTCGGTCGTATCTGAGTTTATTCAGACTAACGGCGCGCTTCCGCTTGCATCCGTAAAGGCACACTTTTCTTACGCTCTTATCAGCGACGAGAACCCGGACGCATATGTCAAGCCGAAAGAGGGGGCCGAGCTTGCGTCCGCTTACATGCATGAACACGGATACGCCAGCATCTGCGATGTTATAGCGACAGCTATTCAAAATGACATGGGTTTTCTGTTCCGCGCCGGCTGATCGATTACAGATACTTCCGGCCTGCGCGGGAAAGCAGGGAGCAGCGCGAAGAGGCGCTGAAATATCAACGGGATATAGATTTTGCCTGGTATGCGGCGAACCTTGGATACAGTAAGACGGACTACAATGCGCTGACAGTACGGGAGAAGTTGTTCATCCGTAGGGCATACGAAGACAAAACCGTATTCGAAAGCACCATCCTCCGCGATGCCGTGATGAACGCAGAATACAACGTGAACCGTAAAAAGGGCAAGCGCTTCAAAAAGTTGTGGACTCTTATCGGAAAGATTACACAGACAGAGAAGAAGACATACGAGGATACAAAAAAGAAGATCCTCGAAATTGAGAAAGAAAAGCCGACGAACTGGATTGAGAAAATATACCAGGCGAACGGCTGGAAAATGAAAAAGAAAGGAGGCCAGAAGGATGGCTGATTATACTCTCAGTGTGAAGATTGACGGCGATGCTTCCGGCCTGGAAAAAGAGGCCGAAAAGGCAAAGAAGGCCTTGCAGGACATCTCGAAAGAGGCAGGGGAAACCTCAAAAGACATATCGAGCAAGTCCGGAGAGGCCGAAAAAGGCATAGAAAAGATCGGCGACCAGTCAAAGGCAACGGCGGAAAAGATCGCAGGTGATGCGCAGGAAGCCGGACAGTCGATTGAAAAGATCGGGGAAACGTCACAGCAGACCGCCGAAAAGATGAGTGCTGAGCTGGGAAACGGCGGAGAGCAGGCCGCGCAGAAGATCACTGCGGAAACGCAGACGGCAGAACAGGCCGTTGAAAAGGTCGGGAGCGCGTCACAGCAGGCCGCGAATGAAATGTCTGCCGCGTTTGACAACGGCGGAAAGCAGGCCGAACAGAGCATTGAAAATATAGCGAAAAGCTCAGAGAGCGCCGCACAGAGAGTGGCAGGCGCGTTCAGCGGCGCTTTTCAGTCATTCGGCGGCGGCATAAAGAACGGACTGGCCACGGCCGGCCAGGGACTTACAAACCTCGGCGGAAAATTAGAGAGCGCCGGCGCACAGATGACGAACAGCGGAAAAGCGATGTCGGTGGGACTCACGGCGCCGCTTACTGCGATCTATAAGGCATCGGACGCGGCCTTCAAAGAAGTCGATGCCGGCATGGATATTGTCGTCACAAAGACGGGGGCGACGGGCGAAGCGCTCGAAGGCCTGCAGCAGTCAATGCAGAACGTAGCGACTTCTATTCCTACGGACTTCGCGACGGCCGGCGAGGCGGTCGGAGAAGTCAACACAAGATTCGGACTGACCGGAGAAGCGCTGGAAGACCTGTCTTCAAAATTTGTAAAATTTTCATCGCTGAATGAAACGAATGTCAGCAGCTCGGTTGATAAGACGCAGCAGATCCTGAGTGCGTTTGGACTGACCGCCGAGGACGCTGGGGACCTGCTGGACACCTTCAACGCGGTCGGACAGGCCACGGGCGTGAACCTGGATGCTCTCATGTCTTCAATGGTGCAGAACAGCGCGGCATTTAAAGAGATGGGGTTCAGCGCGGCGGATACGGCGAACTTCCTGGGGGAAGTCGAGATGTCGGGCGTTGACAGCTCACAGGTCATGGCCGGTCTTAAAAAGTCACTGCAAAACGCGGCAAAAGAAGGAAAGCCGATGTCCGAGGCGCTTTCTGAGGTGCAGAGCAGCATCAAGGACGCAGCGACGGACACAGAGGCGACACAGGTGGCAATGGAGCTCTTCGGCGCAAAAGCCGGGCCTGCAATCGCGCAGGCAGTGAGGGAAGGCAAGCTGTCATTCGACCAGCTCGGGACCTCACTCACGGACGCGGCCGGAAACATCGACACGACATTCGAAAACACGCTTGACGGCGTGGACAAAATGACACCGTCCATGAACCGTCTGAAAACAGCATCCGCGGACCTGTCGGACCAGGTCAACGAGGCACTGGCGCCGGTCATGGAAAAGCTGGCGGGCGCCGTAGAAAAGGTATCTGAATGGTTCGACGGACTCGACCCAAACACACAGCGTGTCATCGTCGTGATCGGGATTCTTGTGGCAGCTCTCGGGCCGCTGCTTCTGATATTTGGAAGCATATCAACGGCAATCGGCGGGCTGATCGGGGCGAACGGCCTGGGCGGACTGCTGACAGCACTCAGCACACTTTCCGCGCCAGTGCTTGCAATAATAGCCGTAGTCGGTGTTCTCGTGGGCGTTTTCGTCACATTATGGAACACAAACGAAGAGTTCCGAACAAAAGTCACTGAGATATGGACGGAGCTGCAAACAATCTTCGGGGAATTCGTCGAAGGTTTAAAGGCGAAGTTCTCAGAATGGGGCCTGTCAATGGATGTCATAAAAGGGGCGTGGGAGGCGTTCTGCAATTTCCTGGCGCCGATTTTAACGGCGGTGCTGGAACTCATTAAGAACGCGATCGGCTTTGCCCTTGATTTTATTCTCGGGCTGCTGAGTGTCTTCCACGGACTTTTTACCGGCAATTGGGGCGAGGTCTGGGACGGCGTGAAGCAGATCTTTGATGCGGCGGTAACGTTCCTTAAAGACACGTTTGGCGGACTGGTCACAAAGCTGATCGATAAAGCGAAAGAGCTCGGCGAAAAGATAAAAGAGAAGTTTGAGGAGATTAAAGAGGGCGTCAAGCAGAAAATATTCGACATGGTCAGTGCTGCCGTAGCAGAGTTTATATATTTTTATTGGACCACAAAAGAGAAGTTCGATGAGATAAAAGAGACAATCAAAGAAAAGATCGAGGCGGCAAAAGAGAAGGCGATCGAGATTTTCACGAACATCGTTGAGAGCATCAAAGAGAAAGTCGGAGACATTCGAGACCGTATCGAAGAAGGCTTTAACGATGCCGTAGACTTCATTACGTCGCTGCCCGGGCAGGCCTACAACTGGGGCGCGGACATCATAAACAGCATCGCGGACGGCATATGGGGCGCGATCGGTTCAATCACAGACGCCGTTTCGGGTATTGCGGACACAATTTGGAGTTACCTGCACTTTTCAGAACCGGACATCGGGCCGCTTTCAGATTTTCACACATGGGTGCCTGATATGATGCACGGGCTCGCGGACAGCATGAAGAAGAATATGCCTGCGCTGAAAGCCGGCGTAGACCTGGTGGCAAACGAAATGACCGGTGTTATACCCGGAACCGGAACCGCCGGAGGATACGACGGAGGAAGCGGCGGCACGCATAACAGCTGGGGCGGCGTCAATATCACAGTCAATGCAGCAGCCGGACAAAGCGAGGAAGATATTGCGAACGCAGTCATGCAGCGAATGATGGACCTCGTTGCGTTGGAGGGGTAAAAAGATGCTGATATTTAACGGAAAGAATTTGGAAGATTACGGCGTGACAGTGATCGGGCGGGGAACCTACGGGGCACCCGCCCGCGATATTGAAGTAGTACATGTGCCCGGGAGAAACGGCGATGTCATTTTCGATAACGGCGGTTTTCTGAACCAGGTGATCACCTACCCGGGGTGCTGTATAGAAGAGCGATTCGCGGAGAACTTCGCGGGCCTCAGAAACTTTCTGCTGTCAACGTCGGATTATTGCGAGCTGCGTGACGACTACCACCCGGAAGAGTACAGGCTCGCACGGTTCAACGGACCGATTGAGCCGGACGTTCATACAGCGAGAAACAACCGTTCCGGGACCTTCGATCTGTCCTTTGACTGCCTGCCTCAGCGCTTTTTAAACAGCGGCGCGAAATTCGTGGATGTGCCTTACTTTGTCAATCAAGGGAGCGAATACACGGCGCGCCTGTTTTTTGACAACGTGAACAGAACACACACCATCAATGTGAAACTACTGTACAGCGATACAGTGAAGGTAACTGCGGGCGGTTCGACACAGACGCAGACAGGCAAAGAGACAACGTTCTCCGTACCTTCCGGCGTCTCATATGCTGATATAACAGTTTCTGCGATGAGCAGCGGCAATCTTAGTTATATAGCATATGACGAGCAGGAGTACAGCTTCGAAGGTAACGGGCGCGCGGTCTCGTCCGGCGGCGAGATTTACACAGTGCTTGTCAATGACGGACAGAAGGCGCTCCCCATATGGGAGCTGTCATATACCGGCATATCAGGGACAGCAGCGGCAACAATCTACAACGATACAGCGGACGCGGACGGAATGGCAGTCACACGGACCACGGACCAGGCAAAGATATATATTGACCTGGATGCAATGATTTTCTACGGGCAGACAAGCGGCGGGAGAGTTTCAGACGCGCTTGTGACGGGCGGCATTCCCGTCCTTTTACCCGGGAAGAACCACATTCGCATCACAGCAGATAACGCACTCACGCGCGTGCGGGTCCGTCCTAACTGGTGGAGGGTATAACGATGGTACCGAGATTATATGACTCATACGTCACGCCGTGGCGGTGGGGCGCTTTTATGAAGGACCTGACCGAGTGTGTCGTGTCAGAGGAACTCGGCGGCAATTTCTACCTCGAAGCCGTCATTCCTGCGACGTCTAAGGAATATGAGCACCTGAACATTGGGAGCATAATTGAAGCGAAATGCCGAACGCAGGCGATAACGGCCGGCACTGTTTCTCCCTTTGTTTCCTCCGATATTCAGTTTTTTAGGGTATACCACATCGGGCGGCCGATAAACGGCAAAGTCACGATAAAGGCGGAACATGAGGCGCGATATACAGCTAAAAATACACTGATACTGCCGGGAGAGGCTGCAACGGCTTTCACAGACATGCCCATGATACAGCCGCGAACAGACAGAACGCTGGACATGCCCGTTTACTTCTACCCGGCGACAAACTTTTTTCCTGCGAGAAAGACACCACTCAATCTTATCGACTACATGCAGGGCACGGAGGGGTCAATTGTTGATAATCATCACTCTTGTGATTACCTTTACGATGTGAAGCACCCGCGGCCGGAAAGCGGACAGATGCCGAAAGCAGAGATCAACATCTTATGCGTTCCGAATATGGGGAATGCGAGCCGGTATGAAGTGCGGTACGGGGTCAACATGTCGGACTTTCTGCACGAGATAGACGACGCCTCGCAGATATGCGGTGTCTTTCCGTATTACTACGATACGCAGTCGGGCACATATGTCGCGCCGGCGAACGCGGTTTTTGAAGGGCTGAGCTTCACGGGGCGTGTTGTCCCCGTTGATTTTACTCAGGACTATTCGGGGAGTGAGACAACGCCGACGGCGGAACAATTGACGGCGAAAGCGGAGACATACCTGGCAAGATTAGACAACAAGGCACCGAAAGTAAACATAAAAGTCAATTTTGTGCCCGTCTACGCAGCGGCGGGGCGCGGGCAGACAATACCGGACGAAGTACGGGCCTGGCTGGATACGGCGACATTAGGCCTGGGTGACACAATCAGTGTCATCCACGACCGTCTCGGAATTACTGCGAGCGCGCGGATCATCAGTACTAAATACGATGTTCTAAAAGACAGGGTGACAGAGATGGAAGTCGGAGACGCGCGGCCTTCACTGCCGAAAACGCTTGCAAAAATGATGAAAATAACGGGGGTATATAAATGATACAGACTAAAGATATATCACTCACGCCGGGCGGTGTCCGTCCGATAGTGCGAGTTAGTCAGTATGATACAGACCGGACGATCTCGCTGCATCTGGATGATACTGCATACGGCACATGTGAGATACACGGCACGCGCCCGGATGGGGCAAAAGTAACACAGGCGGTAACGGTGAGCTCCGTCACGCGCACAATATCCTGGACGCCCTCGGCAGACTTTACA